TATAACCTTCAGTAATAGCTAAATTCAAATCACCCGATTCACATATCCCATATATTGCGCCGTAAAACAGATTATGTGTTCCGATACTCCCAACACCTGATGGGTACAAAGGACTTCCACTACCCATTACAGCAGCGATGCCTTCAGACAAATAGACAACCTCGTCTCCGCAGTTGACAAACGTGGCCGTCAATCTCCTGTCATTAGCTGCCATAACTAGAGTCGAGGCAGCACCAACAGTCGCAAAGCCGTTTACTATATTGGGAACAGGGAATATTCTAGGATCAGGCATCAGGTATATCTCCGTCAGCTAAATGTCCATGTTCAGTAAAGTATATCGGCCACTTTTCCGCACCGGTCCTAGAACATGCACTTAGCCTACAAAAGTTCCCAGTGCGATGTGAGCACTTCACCGCTTTGCAATACTTTGGATTATAAGGTTCTCTTGTCACTTAAAAGTCACCGTGAAATTACCAGTAAGCGTGCCATCATAGTCAAAGAATATACCTGTGGTCATTTCACAATCCAAGATTATCGTAAACGGCTGGCATGATACGTGAACAGCACTTCTCAATATCAAAGTACCGATAAGCGTGCCTGTATTATCTATGCCATCGTAGATAGCAACGTCACCAACTGCGGTCATGCCGTTAAACGTAATCGAATGTAATACGCACGGCCCCGTGCGGACAACCGCATCGGCTACTACATTAACTTTATCCCAGGGAAAATCAATAGCTGAGTTCATAATTCCTCCTACCTAGCAGAGGGGACAGGAAAGGAGAGCAACCTGTCCCCTCGAAACTAGCAATTAAAGTGTTAGTCCTCCACCGTAAGTAGCCCTCCAGTCTTCGGTTATTCCGCCGAACACGTGCCTTACACGGTATAGAACGTTGTCGGTTGCAAAGTCTCCGCTCATCGGCCCGATTGCTCCACCACCGATAGTCACCTTGTCTGATGCCTTCATGCAGATTTCAGGCCGTTCGTGTCCTGCGAGATGTGCGACCTCCATAGCTGCAATATCGCTTGGTTTAGCAAACAGATACCAGCCTGTAGCTCCGTCTGTGGTATCAATTACAGGCAAGTATGGATCGATGACTAACTGCAGTCCATAACCTTTGATTACATTAGTCATTGGATAGGCAGCAGGCGGGGTAACATCGTCACTATCAGACAGCCACATCTTAGTAGACGAAGTTAGTATTTGCCTGGCCGTCATTTCCAAGCCAGGTGGTACTACTAAAATAGCAGCCCTATTCATGATAGGTTCGCCATTAGCATCCACAAAAGCCGCCATAGCTTCTAATCCTGTTTCTAAAGCCCCTATGCTCAGTGCAGTAGCCACCATATTCCCATGGCCTGCTGTATAGAGCACTGCGCTTCTCGCATACAATGCAGTGACTATTCTGTGTTCAGTCCTCACCGCAGCCCTGGCGAATCTTTCTGGCGTATCCCTTAACGCTCCAAGGTCATCGTTGATTATCGTTTCCCATGATATGTCGAACTGTCGCCCGTATTTCTTAACAGCCAGTGTATATTTGGCCTCATCCCTGTCACTGGCCAAGTATTCCCCTTTCTCGGCTACTTCAGCCAAGTATTGGTCTCCACCAGTAATGGCAAACCTGTAAGCATTTTTGAAGTCTCGTACAGTAGACGATTTGACAAACGCCTTCCATACTGGGTCAACTGCCTTATAGGATGCCAGGACCTGTCTGTCCAGCACATCGCCAAACAAGTAAGGGAAGTCGGATGTGGTCATTGCTTCCCTTAATGCGAATTCATGTTTATAGGCTGGGAGTCCCTTAGCGTTGGATAGCAGGTCAATAGTTTCCTTTAGTTTCTGCTCATATCCTTCGCCCCTGCCAACATCGTTGATATTGACAAAGCCCTTCCAGTCCTCCATTAACTTCATTAGTTCCATTTTGGGTTTCCTCCGTTAGTTTATTTTGTCTTTACCTCCACCACCTCCGCCTTGTTAATGCGTGTTACGAGTTCTACATCGTTTCTGCCGAATCCCTTGAAAGTATCTATGGCTCGTTTAATCCTGTTGTATTCTTCATCTTCTAACAGGATCTCATCCTCTTTGCATTGTTCTAGCTTCATGGCCAGCACGTTTTGCTTGACCAGTTCAGCACCGTTCAACTGCAAAGCTGGAATGAACATTAGATTGAGAATCGAATCTTTGACCTGATATGGGAATTCAGTCTTTATTAACTTTCCTGGATTCACCTGGTCAGGGACATCGACTTTTACAGTGTAGTCTTTTAGATTTAATTTACGCATTTTCTTTTTACTCCTTTTTTATTTGTTTACTTGATTAAGTGGCAGCGGTGAATACGGGAACAAAGCCTGTGACTCCACCCGTTTCTACACGAAGGTAGTTGTTTACGTTATCTCCGCCAGTTGTAACACCCGCTCCACTTGCCTCGACCCCTCTGGAATTCAGGAGTAAGGCATGGTTCTCCAGAGCAGCAGGTGCGCCAGCCCAGCCGGTGAGGTCGATACCATTGTCGTAGTAACCCCAGGCATACAAAACGCTATCAGGCCAATTTGCGGCAGTCGTATCCTCAGATTGTGCTATGAAAGCTGCATAATGTCCAGCACCCCTTGCACTATGAGTCTGGCAGGTAGCAAGAACACCGCACATATGGCGGTATGCTGTGAAGGTAGCACCAGATGAGTACACCTCACCTTTCACACCTGCAATCTGAACACCCCCTGCGGCTATCTCAGCCCCATCTATCTCGCCGTAAATCACGGCATATCCGTGCACACCTGTCGGGTGAGCATTGCCACCCACTGTAGTATCCGTACTTACAATCGCCCGTGCCCTTATGCCGTAGAATGAGGAAAGCGAAACACCGTCGTAAGTAGCCATGACATTCATTTCTATACCAATATGAATCTGCCCAGCTTCGTCAAGTGTAGTATCGCTCTGGATTTTTACACGGGGTTTGCCTGTCTCATCAGTTGTGTATTTAGTTCCGCCATTAGAATCTATCCCCATAAGGATACGGTCTTCACTCGGCCCCCAATGGACTTTGACTGCAATAGTAGCAGTATTACCCTCAGTGATTGAACCAAGTGCATATCCGAATAGTGTATTCCCTTCTGGGTCTTGCCTCTTTGATAGAGTGCATGCGCTGTCAGCATCCGCAATATAGATTGCATCACCAGCAACAACCGCACTATTACCAAAGTCATCTTCGGCGTCCACGCTCAAATCAAAGATTCCTTCGGTATCGATTGCGATAAGGTCGGATGCAGCAACCTCCGAATTGAGTGCAACACCCACTATATCGCCACTTCCACCTGTAACTACAACAGGGTCACCCTTGACAACCGTTCCCGTAGGACAGGCGAGTTCGCTGGCTAGAAAGGTCAGATGTCTACCCTCATAGGTAGAACTAACCTCATCTCCAGCAGTTCCATTGGCGTCATAAACGCCTATTTTAGTTCCGTCTGGCATTTTGATTACCTCCTGTGTTTATTTCCTTAGCGCCCAGAAACGGCAGTTTCTAACTGTGCATCCGTCCATTCTGGGTTCATCTTTTTGAAGCTCTCTTTTAGAGCTTCGTGGTCTTTCTCGGTATCAGGCTGTGAGCCTCCGAGATTCTTGACCTTTCCGCTTTCGGATAATTTAGCGATATAATCTATTTCAGACTTAATCGCTTCCTCTATTCCGTCAGCAGACTCCGCATCCGCATACCTCTCCAGGATTCTCTCTTTGGCAGCCTTGGGTAGCTCAGCCTTTTCAACAGCCTCTTTTACAACGGCTTGTGCTTCGGCCTTTGCCTTTGCCTTCTCTGCCTCCGTGATCTTACCCTGGAGTTCATCTCTCTCAGTCGTCAATGTACCTACCTGTTCGTTCAGTTCCTTGATTTTGTCTTCTTGTTCAGACATTCGTTTAACCTCCTTGGTTATTTCTGCCCTGACACTAGACTCGACAACTTTTATTAAATCAGGGCGTCTCTCCCTTAGAGCTGATATATCAATCAGGTCAATATCTTGATCCCGTGTTGACTCGTAAAGGGTAACAATACCTTGTGCACCAGGTTCCGTGACAAAATCCACAGATCTGGCAAAGCGTAACCTTTCAATGACAATCGTTTTCGTCCCCTCAATAGTATCTTCAGAAGCATCCCCCACCGCATTGATAGAGATGCCCATTTCTGACAGCAAATCCTTATCACGCAGTGTAGCTAGCTTCGTCATCAACCATGGCTCGACGATCTCTGCCACTCCAGTTACTGTGCCACTCTCATCGCATATAACATCCTTCAATACTGCAACCCAATCCGATTTCATTGACCTCTCAGGACGAGCTTTGTCTTCCTCTACCGTGGGATGATCCGCATACATCTTTAACCCTTCAAATACCTTATAATCCCTTTGCAATACCTCAGAGGGATAATATCTTGATTTATCAGCATTGAAGCCAGCTTTAATAACGATTACTGTAGCTCTTCCCTTGTCAAACTTGGCTTCAGTAAGAGGTATGTAATTCAATACTCTCTCGCGTCTTTCAGCTTCCTTTACCCAACGTGGTATTTCCGATTCCTCTATGCCCAAACTACGATATTCGCTCCGTATCTTCCGCTTAACAGACGGTAGGTCTGCGGCGGGGATAAGAACCTTATGTCCCTTATATCCCCCCGGACTCAATGAGGCAGAAGCGATCGCTAACATTCCCTTGCCTACACTATCCCCTTCCCATAACCTGAGCTTCCATGTATCCGAATCCTCAGATGGTACATAAGCAAAGGCTTCCTTGGGATATTTAACACCGTCCTCAGTCTTCATAACGGCCTGTTCTTTGAGCCATTTCAATGTTGAGTTGGCCTCTTTAACAGCCTTCTTTAATTTAGAAACGTCTGGCTCCTCAGACGACAATAACTCCTGGCATAATTCGATTATCTTTTTAATACGCCCCGAATCTAGCGAAGCGTTGCGTTTCCCTACTTCCTGGATTATCTCTGAGTATTTCGTTTGCAGGGATTCCATTGGAGCATAGGTAGTTTTCTTGATTACCTTCTCGGGCTCACCAAGCATAGGCTTCCCGTCCTCGCCTACCTCATAGCTTGCTTTATAGGATTGTCCGTCAATGTTATATATCAATTCATTCTCAAATACTTCCTCTATGTCTATGCTGCCTGGCTTTGGAGATGCCTCAGTTTCTAAGCCATAATGAGATACCAGGGCCGAGTGCAATATATCTCGTTTGCTATCATCGCTCATAGATTCCCTCCGTTCTCCAATATCCCTCGCCCTCATTCGTGTCTCGCATTCAGGGCAATCCTGGGTATTGCATTTGACATTCGCCTCCACGGTTATTTCCTTCTCGCATTCGGGACATACACAAACATGCTCACCGTAAGGATGGACTGCCTCTTTAGCTACCCACTTATCGTCAACCTTCTCATACTTAGTCTTAACAGCAGCCCATGCGGTTGCAGCAGACTTGGCCTCGTCCCCCTTATACTGCACAAAGGCAGCGTTAAAGGTGGATTGATATATCTCTTGCCCATGCTCAGGCAGTGCTTTCACCGCATCGGGCAAACTATCTAAAGTTGGATATGGCATGATTACCTCCTTGAATTACTCAAATCTAATTCCAGCATTCAGTGTTTTAGCAGCCAGCTTAAATAATTGAGTAGCAATCCATAGACGTACTCGCCACTTTTTCTGCCCTACAACATTAACCACCACCGTCAAATTAGCTGCTATGTCTTTGGTCATGTCTAGTGTTACTCCCTCCATTGTATTACCTCCTCACGTGTAGGTTATTTATGAAATAAAAAAAGAACCGACAAACATTTCTGCCTATCGGTTCTTCCGTTTAGTTTAGTTAGTTACTTAACTTTTTAAGTTTATGATTTTAGTTTCATTAGTCAATTTCAGTTGTATCTCTTTTTCTGGTATCAATAGACTAATTTCAAGTTCAAAGTTAGGTGATTCGCCGCGATGAGGATGAGTTAATAATCTCACCAATGACTCATTACAGGGATGTGCCGCAATCGTCTTTAACCCATCCATTTTGTAGATCAATTCATGGAAACGATTAAGAGTTTCAATTCCACTAAATACTTCATTCATAAAGGTTCCTCCTTTTTATTTATAATGTGGGTATATCTTCCAACCCGACTCTTTCAATTTTGTCCTTGCTTATATTACAAAGCCAGAACTGACCATCATGTTCTCTCTTAATAAATACCTGTATGACTCCCCACCGTTCATTAGTTTGCGTGTATGCCTTGCTAGTGTACTTACTAGGCTTCTCGGTTTCATCAACAACCCTATATTCAGGCTTCGGGCAAAACCATTCCTTAATATGTTTAATAAGGTCTTTGGTATTGAGATATGGGAAGTTACCCACTAGCACTCTTGGAGAAAAAGGTATTTCGGAAATCGAAAATATGGGATACTCATCCTCATCCCCATCATACCTTTCCTTAAGGTATTGATTACAATGTTCTAATACACTTATGTGTTCGCCAATCGCTGGAATTATTATAATAGATGTCCAGTTTCCCATTCCTTGTTCTCCTTTAGTCTAATTTAATCGTCTTTTCTATAGTCGCTAACGTAGGCTTGCCGTTGCGTATCTGTATTTTAATAGACCCGTAGTCCATTTGCAAGTCTACCTTTTTAAGTATATTCTCCAGCTCTTTCTTATCTATCATTTCTTTAATATCGCAGG